CTCTTGTTTTGGGGTTAATTTATCCACTCACCGGACTACCTCCTTTCCGACAAAATAAAAAGCCACTCAAAGAGTGACTTGGTGCAAGCAGACTACAGACTTGCGGTGTTAATTAGAAATTACTTTTTTCTTTTTTATTTTTTGTAGTCTTTTTTGCGATATTAAAACATCCTACTCTATCGCCACTGGTAACCCAAGCCAGCAGTTTTTCAGAAGCTTTTCTAGGTCGTTGCCTAAGGTGCCTTTGCCTTAATTCTTGATACTACCATTCTAACAGATTATCGTTACAGTGCACATCAAGATTATTTTGATTAACACATATTCTCAAGATATTCTCAAGATAACTCAAGAAATTCCAAATTATTCCAAAATTACCTCCAGCTCTTCAATAGCAACCTTACGCATGCTGTAATACGAACTCTTGCTAATTGCTAACTTATCGCAAATATCCTCGATATACGTTTTAGTAATATATGTCATTCTTAGGATTGCCCTATATTTTGGATTTTTAAGCCTATTGATCATTCTACCTAATTCAAGTTTCCTGTTAATAACTTCCTTGGTATCCTGTTCTATAGCCTTTTTCATCACAATAAGCTGAGTATAGACATCATCAACTTTTCTAGTCTGTCCGCCTTGGACTTTGACGTCAGTCCACTTGGGGCTTGAGAGCAAACCTGCCTCAAGCTCATTGATTTCATCTATACGGCTTTGGATGTCCATGTCCAGATCCTGCAACTCTTTCAAGAGCTCTTTAGCCTTCACTCTCTATCTCCTTTGTGATATAATAGTCTGTGCGATAACTATTAGCTGAGACAGAGAGTGCCTTGGCTTTTTTATTTTACAAAAGGCTTACCACAATCCACATCAAAGCCCAATTGTGATTCTATTTATCATTAACTACCATTCAATCCCCCTTTCTACTCTTTTAACTAAGCATTCACTACAAATGCCATTTTGAAATACACAATCATAATCTAACTTGTCTTTCAAAAAGAAAAACTGCTCACAATCTTCACAATCTAGCTTGTTATCCATTTATTTCTCTTTCTAAAGCTGTTCCGATTTTTCCATTGTAGTAACTCATAACCTTACCTTCTAGCATTTTAATTTGTGTGATATTGTCTATAAAAAATTCCAAATCTGCACTCATTTCATCCAACAACTTAACAACCTTTAACTGATATTTCATATCAGGGATGTCAATCTTTATTTTTGACAATCTAGCTATTGATAAACCTGGTTGATTATCTCCGTCTGCGCATCGCTCTATTTCTTCACGCTTCATCAACAGCCAGTGAAATAAATATCGCTTATCTATCATTTCTTTTGGCTCAACTTTAAAGCCACCTTCATCTATCCAAAATGGATCTCGATGGAAATAAACTGCGCCAACTGTACCCTTACGAGTCAAGCGAATTGTGTCGCTCTCACAATTGAATTTATCTGTCGTACCTTTTGATTTCATGCCAGCTCCATATATAAAATAAGGGCCATCTGTTGTTTTTGTTCTAGTACCTGAAATAAGCTCGCAAACCTCTAGTAGTCCGTACTTCGTTATCTTATCTGGTTTCATTCCAATCCTACTGCAAAATTGTAAGCCAATAAATAATCATCTAAGACCTTGTGGCATTTTGTGATGAAAGATTTTAAATCAATATCTGCGTTGAAAAACTGAATCAATATCAATTGACTAGCTAAATGTTTTTCAAGGTGGTCAATCGCCATTTGGTCTAATTCAGCATTTACTTGGTCAATGTCTATTTCTTCTTTCTCTACTGGTTTTTTAGGTATTACCCAGTTGAAATCTGAATTTAATTTATCAGATTCTTGATATTCAATTTTTTGTGTTTTACAGTCATAAATTTCTTTTGAAATTTCAGAATCATTTTTCTCTTTGTCAATTACTAAAAAAATCACGTTGATAGATGTGTCTTCAAATCCATTTTGAATCTCATTCAATTCAACAAGGTTATTCCCTACCAGCTCTCTCATTTTCTTTTCAGATTGACGGTAAGCAATACCAGGAAACATGATATAGAATCCGTATCGTTTCGTATAAGTTAGTGACTTCAACAGAAAAATATCATCAACAACACCTGATTTTTTCCACGGATACAGTTCTTTGATAGCCTGTTGGTCTTCTTCTGGTAAATCTTTCAACTTCAGAGAATAAGGCGGATTCATTGCAATTGCATCCACTTGTATATCTGACTGGTATGTAAAGAAACTCTGATTATGTACGATTGCATGAGGGAAATTTGTTTTTAGAGCTTGGCAACTTTCCTGCTGAATTTCTACCGCATGAAAATCAGCCATACTGATAAACTGCTCCAACTGTCCAGAGCCTGCAGCGCCATCGAAGACAGATATATTTTCACCGCAATACTTCTTCACTTTTTTAGCTAAATATTCACGCAACGGCTTTCCTGTCACATACTCAGCAAATTTATTGGCTTTCTCGCGGTTATTATGCTCCACAAACGTCATAGCATCACCTCATCTCCAACTTTCACCTTGTCATACACATCCTTCGTAACCACGAACACGCCGTAATCACGAATCGTAAGCGTGTATAGCTTGCCATGTCGTCCTTTCTCGACGACTCTACCTTTGATTTCGGCGCCTTGATTATCAGCTTTATAAACGATAATTGGGCGCTTTCCTTCTAATTTTTTAATATGGATACTCTGCCAGACATTCAATCCAGCAGACAATACAATCCATAACACTATAAATCGTTTCATGTTTACTCCCTATATTTTAGATTTTAGATTTCCTTTTGCCGATTAGTTCAACTAAACTTCCTACAAGGAATACCAACCCTCCAAAAAGGAAAGAATGTACTAACAAAACTGGTATTAAATAAGGTTTGATTGGAAAAATTGAAAATACCCATGTAAAATACCATTCAATAAGCCCACAAACAGCAAGGAAAATGACTGCAACTGTTGATAACATCAATGTTACCCCTCCGATAGTTTTTAAAAACTCACTCATCACTCCACCACCTCCTTTAAATAATTTTCCCGTCGAAAATTAGGGTAATTGTCCCTGTTCCGTTCTTATTGTCAGATACCAGGGCCCGACAATCGCCGCTTAACTCGACGCCCTCGATCGTGATACTGCGTTGAGACTTGTTGACATGGATGATTGTGTCATTTGATGTCTTAATTCTCATTATCTTCCTCCTCAATTTTAATAACGGCCCTACCGTTTGGGTGTCGTCTTTGGTGTGATGTGTAAGTGTAGTACTTTAACATCCTTTCAGTAATTCCTGTTTCGCTACTAATCTGCGCTAATGTCCCAAGCGTAACAAACACATCACCCTGATATAATGCGTAGTCAGCCATCTGCTCCTCATTTCTTCAAATACTCAGGCATAATCTCGCCTCATGCGTTCCATTCCATGACCTCCACCTCTACCTCTATGCGAGGGTTTAAACTGTAGAACTTGCCTACATCATGCAGAGCTATCTGACCGTCATCCTGAAAGACGATCCCTGACATGCTGTCATATAGGGCTTTCTCGTAGTTGTCTATGTCAGGCTTTTTTCCTACTGGGATGATTTCATCTAGGAGGGCTTGCTGGTTTTTCTTGACCTTGGAAATGTACTGAGGAGGTTTGATATAAAATCTAACCTTTGCCCTCAGTGCTCCCTCAAGAATAGGCTGCCCCATGTACTGATTAGCAATGAGCAGCTGGCAATGATTGCGCCAGGCTTTCATGTCCTTGTCTTCGTAAGTTGTGGTGAAATTCCCACGTCTTGCAAACCTTGGCCGTGATTGAGGTTTAGGCTCAGTGTTCAGGGTCAATTTCATCTTAACTAAGCTCCCCTCTCAATCCACATAGATCAAAAAGATTTTGTTTGTTAGCCTCAATGTATTCAAAGAATATTTGTAACTCGGCTAATTTTCTTTTCTCTTTCTTCACTCCTAAACTTGTATGGTATTCTATGTCCTCCTCAGGTTTAGCCTTAATGTCTAGCCAGTAAAGAGGCTCAAAAACGTCCCCATTTTCATCTAAAGACGGCTCTGCGTCCTGGTTCCTAAAAACCATCTTCATATCATAGCCAATCATATTCTCAATTTTGATTTCTTTATTTTCAATCTCGATTACGATTGATGTCTTTGGGATATCGATTTTAGTTATCATGTTGTTTCTCCTGTAAAAATTCATTGTAAACCTTAGTAAAAATCTCTATTACTAGGTTTTTTGGAATGTTTGACCGTTCATTGTATGACTTAGAGAATTTTCCCCATTCAATTTCTTGCTTGATAATGTCATTTTTAAGACCTAAATCAAGATTACTAGCAAACTTTGTGGGTTTCTGCAAAGGGTAGTCATAATTGTTGTAGCGTGTGAGATTGAGATGTGGGAGCTTGAAATCCATGACATCCTCAATATATTTCCACAAGCGCCCACTTGCTGGGTTCTCTATGATGAAATATTTAGGGTTATACCGCTTGATGATCTCAATGGTATTGAAAGCGCAAAGCTCCCCATTTACCCTTTTCATAAATTGACGGTCATACTGATAATTTATATAGACTTTCTCGTAGTCAGAGGCGTTCCTAATCGTAAACATGCTAGGCTCCCTTTGTGGAGCAAAGAGGCTATCTGAGAGGTCTTCTTGTTTCCAGCAAGCGTTACCCTCGCACATAGCACTAGCATTACTCCAGCTTTCACATGGTGGGCTAGCTATTATCAAATCAGGTTTTGGCAACTGGTCAAGCGTATCAAAAAGCGTGTTATCTCCAAATAAGCGCTTGTAATCTGCAAGGTCCAGATTTATAAAATGATCGTTCTTGTTTTCTATGTCTATTCCGATTGGATAGATGTCAATGTTAGCCCCCCCCGAACTATTCAGGGCTTTCACGCCTTTTGTATAGCTACCATTACCGCTGTCAAACAATGCCCAAACAGTCATTTTAATTGTCAACACTTTCCTCCTCAAACTTTACAAATGTTAGCCAGTGAGTGGTACCTCTTTGTTGACCAAATAAGGGCTTGAATGGTATCACCTCTAGTAATTTCTTTACATTTATCTGACAATCAGACCATTTAAAAACTAGTGTGCCTCCAACTTTTAGAACTCTCATACATTCTTCAAAACCTTTGGCCAAATCTTCCGACCAGGTAACTTTGTCCAGCTGACCATACTGAGCTTTCATGATTGAGTTTTTACCTGCCCATTTTAAATGAGGTGGGTCAAAAACAACCAAATTAAAAGTATTACTTTCAAATGGCATGTCACGAAAATCACCAATAACATCAGGGTCTACGTTGACCTTTTTGTCATGTATCTCAAATGTTTCTTGCCTAATATCCATGAAAGTTGTATGCCTCTCGTTTTTATCAAACCAAAACATACGACTTCCACAGCAAGCGTCAAGTATTTTAATATCTGACATCGATACCTCCTAAAACGGTAAACCGTCATCTGGTAGGTCAAATGGGTTAGGATTGGCAAAAGGTGAGCTATTTCCATTTTGGAAACTGTTGCCTTGCCCTTGTCCGTGCTGACTGTTGCGACTCTCTAACAGAGCGACGCTCTCAGCGACTACTTCGGTTACATATCGACGCTGACCGTCTTTCTCGTAAGACCTGACTTGTATGCGTCCAATGATCCCAATAAGTGAGCCCTTGCTACAATACTGAGTAATGACGTCAGCTGTGCCTCGCCACGCTTGAAAATTGATAAAATCAGCCTCACGCTCTCCATTTTCATTCTTGAAATTGCGATTGACCGCAAGTGTGCCCTGCAAGCTAGATACATTGTTAGGCGTTTTTCGTAGATCAGGAGGCGCTACAAGCCTCCCAACCAGTGTGACGTTATTGATCATCTGTTTTGTCCTCTCTAGCGCTACGCTCTCCCAAGAGATAGCCTAAAAACATCCATAGGATAGCCATCCCAATCTCTTTGATAAAATCATTCATTTTCTTTCCTCTCCTCTCCTGGATTGTGCCACCAGACAATCAGGTCATCCTGATTGTCTCTGATGTACTGCTCAAATCTTTCAAAGTGGTCAATAGCATGTTTTAAGCGTTGCATACCCTCTCCAGCTTTTGAGCAAAAGCCACAAACTTTAAAGACAGGCTCAATCATGTCAATAATTTCTACGACTTGGCCGTCAAGGTTCCAGACACTATCCTCTCCCACCTTAAAATCTAGGATAAACTCATCCCCTAGATTGTGGATAACTTGCAATCTCTTGCCGTCCGAGTAGATTGATACACTGTCAGATACTTTTCTAATTTCCATGTTCAAACCACCGCTTTTCTATAAGCACGCCTTCTCTATTGCACTTCTTACAATGCCAAATTACTGGTTCATCTATAAAATGTTCAATATAGCGTTCGTCACAATCCATGCAATAGTATTCTATTCCTCTGATTTTCATACTTATCTCCCCATAGACTCTGGAGATACATCCCAAGATTTTTCTATCTCCAGTTTTCTTTTTTCGCCATACAAAGTAGCTAATAGGTTTTCTATTTTTCCTATCAACTCATCAGGTACTCCGTACTCAGCCAATTCTTCTGAAATTTTTTCAATTTCTGTCATATCTACCACCCACATTGCTCATTGAGTTCAGCCTGAGTCAATGGCTCGATACGCTGATAACCGCTGACTTGATAGTTCTTTTTAAAATCAAATCCGAGTTGACTTAGACCAGCCTTGAAACGGTCTTTTTCGGCTGTGTCTACAAGATACACCTCTAAAGTCATTTTTTGGGTATATCGTTTTAGGTCGTTTTCGGCCCCTCTAAGAGCGTTCTGCTCATTTTGGGGGATTTGCCCGCCGTCCAAGATTTCGCCTGACTCTGGGTCAAAATTTGGGGTCTCCGTTGATTTTGGAGCTTGTTCCTGCTGCTTAGTTTGTTGAGCTGCTAAAAGCTCCTGATTAGCTCGCTCTGCTCGTTCTTGAGCCTGTCTGAGTTCTTCCTTTTGTTTTTCAAAAGCGTGGTCTGCTTTAATTTGCTCCAGAACTTCAACCAAGGTCAAATCTTTCAGCATGCGAATATACGGTTGGTCTGTCATTCCATACTCTTCACATTGTCCTGAAATCGTTGAGATATTCTTCTTGTTCTCTTCTTGTTTCTGAAATTCAAATGTGACCATGTCGTCAAGTAATTTCATTGTGGCTTTTTTAAGCGTCACGCCGTCAGCCATGAAATCGCCAGCTTTAACATAATCAAGGGCTTTTTCATCAAAGATACGAGGATCCAGCATGTACTCAGCAGATTTGTTGGCTAGATAGCCTTTGACCGTGTCAATTCTGACAGCCTTTTGATGTTCTTCAAACTCTTTGACATCACTAGCAATCTTAGTAATGATGTCTTTTAAGGGCTGGATGGCATTCTTGACATACTTGTCAAACTCGTCAGCTGGTTCAGATAAGACTTTCTTATTCCTGATCCGTTCGTCAGAGACCTGCTTGTCTAGTTTGCGTAGATCGGCAAGTGTCTGCTTGTCATCCTTGATGGTTGCAGCTGTAACTGTGTAATTTTGATACTTAGTCACAACCTCATTGATATTCTGCTCAAATTTCTCACGATCAATGATTTCAACCTGTGCCTGTGTTACTTTTACCTGTAATTCTTGCATGTCGCCCTCCTAATATTCCAGTTCACCGTCTAGTAGTTCGCCCTGAATTGGCTCCTCAGTTTGAGCAGGTTCAGGATCTGCATGATTTACCTCTTGCTCTTTGTTGAATTGCTCAATCTCAGTCATCTTGCGTGCTACAACATCCTCACGGCTTTCTTGAGGAGTTATATCGATAGGTGCCGCTTGCTCCATTTCCTCGCTAGTGTAGAGTCCGCCTACATCTTCTGAGAATGAATCACGAACTGCTGCAACGATAGCGACCTTTTCAATCATTTGCCCTGGAGCTTTCTGCCACCAGTTCTTGCCAGTGTTGTATGCTGACAACTCTACTTCACGATATACTGGTCTAGTTCTATCTTTGCGATAAACTTCACACCAGCCACCAATTAGAGTGCTATTTTTTGGCAAGATAACGCCTTTTTTGTTTTGCAATTCTCCACTTGCGTCTTCGTAGATGATCCCACTTTCAAATCCGTCATAATTTGGATTTTGTTCAGCTCGTTTCATGAAGGCATCCTTTGAAACAACGATTTGAGCGGGATTGTTGCCATATTTAATAAAATAAACTTCTTTTGTGAACGGGTTTAAATTACGATTTTTAACAATAGCTAACAATGTCTGCAATTCCTGCGGGCTTGCTTGATGTTTTGGGTCAACGAAATTTCTCAAAGTTGCTCCGTCAAGTTTCTGTAAATCTGTTAAATATGCTCCTTTTGTTTGCGCTAGTTCGTTTGTCATTTTCTTCTTCCTTTCGTCTTCTTAAGATTCCAATTTTCACGTTTTATACGTCTGTTTTCGTTTTGCAATTTCAAAATTATGTCTTGTTGTTCGTTGATGATTTTCCCAAGTTCTCGGCCAAGATGGATATAGTCAGAACGCCATTGCCTGATTTCTGCTTGTAGTTCTTCAATCATGCTCTAACTTCCAATACTTATCTAAATCCACGGCCATGACGATGGACAAATTCTTCTGCTCGGTCAGAATCTGTCTGCGATACGGTGCTAGACCTGCCTGCCTTTCCTCTTCATTTCGAGGAAGATAGTAGCCGTTCGGTTTAAACTTCTTAGCTACAATCGGATGTTTGAAGTTTACCCTTAGACTTTCAATCACCTGCTCAAGCATCCGCTTTGACAAGCCTGTCTCTTTTCGGATATCCAGTGCTGTGATAGGCTCTTCAAAACTGGCTCGGTTAATAATCAAATTCAAGACCTCTGTTTCAGTTTCGTTCATTTCTCTGCTGACCATGTGTGCTCCTTTCGTCTTTAAACTTCATCACCTACATATCGATACTGACCGCATCCAATATATACGAACTGGCTTGGGTCGAGTTCTTCTCGCTCTTCAGGCGGTTGCATCGTATCTCTGTCGTAGTTAAATAATCCGTCCATCAAGTTGGTCCTCATACTTTCTCCAGAGCTTAGCAATCTCCTTCAGATACTTCTTAATGTCATTTTTTTTGTACCAGTCAAGGCGCTTGCGCTCGTTCACTGTCACGCATGAATAGAGCTTATTTTCAATCTCTGGAACTGTCATCATCTTGCTCCACCTCTTCAGCTTTCACTTTGACATCTAGACGTTTCATGGCTTCTTCTACTGACTTGCCGTCTAAGACGTCCTTGAGTACGTGGCTTACATCATGGATTGCTTGAGCCTTTGCTTTGCTTCTTTCAGTTTCTGGCATCAAGCCCATATCTTGTAGAGCTAGAAAGGCAAGGCTGAAAGCGTGCATTTCTTTCTGAAGTTGTTTGATTTTCTTGATTGTTTTTAGTGCTTTAAACATATTGTTCTCCTTTTTTCTTTATTCTCCGACTTTCCAAATTCGACAACGGGATTCCACTCCAGAAGAAGTCTTGTCTTGAAATTCCCAGTCGTTGCCATAAGTTCCCGCAGCTTCGTATGAAGCTGATTTCAAATAAGCAATAGCTTCTTCCTTAGTCTCGAAAACAGTAGCCGAATAATCTTGCTTGCCAATTGGCAAAAAGTCTCTTCCAATCAAACTGAAATCCTCGTTTCCAGTTTCAGCATTTTTGACATGGATTGATATAATGTACATCTACATTTCTCCTTGCAGTCTAGCCTTGATATCAAAGTTTTCTTTGTACTTGTAGGCAGCAAGCTCCTGCTTCAAATTGTAGTTTTCTTGCTCGAAAGCAAAGCGACGTTTGCGCTCTTCGAGAAGATCCTCGTTAAGCTCGACTGCGACCTCTCTCCAGTCAAGACTCACTTCATTGATGAGTCCTTCAAGTCTGAGTTTTAACTTGGTAAGTAATTTCATTAAGCTACACCCTCCTCATTAGACTGCTTGTTCATGCCTACAATAATGTCATAGTACGAATGACCGGCAGGTATGACATATCCTGTCAGATCGTCAACTTGAGAACCATCTGCCATGATGTTTACAATCCGTGGCTCCCATTCCTTTTTTACTTTTTTCATGATATAATTACCTCGTAAAGTATTTTGCTTAGTCCCTCAATGGAATTGCCGTTCCAGAGGGGCTTTTTTGTTATTCTCCTATCTGCTATAATAAAGCTAGAAAGGAGGTGATGTTATGCATGACCTAGTTATCAAGATGATTCTTGATGAGTACGGTATTGATAACTCTGAAAATTTGTCTAAAGCACTCGCCAAAGTCCTAGATGAATTTTCAAGAGATAGCCGTGTAGCTAGCAATCTGTCTAAGTCTATCAATGAGCAGAATAGACTTACAGATAGAATGCACGGGGTTATTCGATAATCCCCATCATCCTCAGAGCGTGTTTGCGAAAGGCATTGGTTTCACTGTCATCCAGTGTTATGTCTTTTGACAAATTACGCTCTTTTTCGTTCAGTTGGTAGTTGTAAAGGCTGTTTAGCTCTTCCCATCCTTTTCGAGTAAAAGCCTGTCTCAAGCCAATATAGCGTTCGATGATGGGCAGAGAAGCGTTACGGACGATTGCTCTCTCAACACTAGATAGCGCTCCCTCAAAAACCTGCAGCCTCTGCTCAGATTTTTCCTTCTCATTTTGAGTTTTGACAAGAAAGTCTGAATAAGCTTGCTCAAGCTCTTCTAAAGCTTGAGGATCCACAACCACGCCATTAGTTTCAATAATATCTGGTGTAAAATCAATAGTGATTTTTGGTTTTCCGTTCGCAGGCATTTCTAGTCTGAAGCCAGTGACCCCTCTGCCAAGCTCCCAGTCATTGATTTTTACTGAATAACCTGAAGAATTAAGAGATTGACCCTCAGTAGGTTCCTGCTTGGGTTTAATACTTAGTTTTAATTGCTTCACGTTTGCTCCTTTCCCATTTTTGCAAAGTCCTAAAATTGAAATTTCTCTCTTTTATTTATTAAGAGAAGTAGGACTTGTTGTTCGTTAATATTTATTGTTATTTAATACTTGTTGTTAGTTAATATTTGTTAGTGTGAAAAAAATTACATGTATTATTTTTACATGTATTATTTTTACATGTATTATTTTTACACTTGAAAACCTTGTGACCGCAATTCAGTAAAAAGCCTCTCTTGCATTATTTGAAAACTAAACTCTGATATTTTTCTATCAGAGAAAAATCTAAAGATTCGCGAACCAGTCCCGCGCCCAAAAGATACCTTAATTTCTCGCAAATAGCCCGCTTGTTTCAATTTGTCAAAGTGCTTCAAAACAGTTCGATAATTCAAGCCCGCTCGTTTGGCTATCTCTTCAGGATAGACTTGCCAAGTAGATATATTGCTCAAAACAATCATCAGTACACCTATTTCAGGCGCTCCAAGCGCAGGATCGTTGATGAAATCATTACTAACAGCGGTATAGTCATTAGTTGGATTCCTGAAAGATGAAATCCACTTTTAAGTTATAAAGTTTTTTCTTATCCATGCGAGCTCCTTTCTCCTTTTATTTTTCGCCCCTCTACTCCGTTATATCGATTATGAACGAATTTTCGTTCACTAGGTGAAAAAATTAAGCAGTGTCGCCTGCTGGAGTGAAAAGGTATTTTAGCTCGTACTCTGGAAAAAATTTCTCCTGTACTAACATAGCTTCTTGAAAAGTGAAAGGGTACTTCCCTTTTAGCTTATCGCTAACAGTTTGTGATCTTACACAAAGATAGTCAGCAATATCTACAATAGAGATGCCCTTTTCCTTTCGTGCCTCGTCAATGTTCAACATACGCAACTCCTTTCTAAACGAAAAATCGTTCATTTGTATTTAAATTAAAGCTCTTTGATGAGCTTGATTATATAATAAACTTTTTTTCGTTCATTGTCAACGAAAAAACGGTAAATTTTTAATTTTATTTTTCTTTACAAACGAATTTTCGTGTGATATAATGTAAAAAAGGAGAAATAGCTATGACAGAACAGGAATTAAGAGAACTCATAGAAATGAGATATGGGAGTGTTCGACAGATGGCATTAAAAGTAGATATGCCAGCTTCTACTATAAATTCCATTCTCAATAGAGGAATTTTAAAATCTAATGTTGATAATATTTTTAAAATCTGCTCGGCGCTTGGTATTCGCCCTGAAACATTAGCAGACGGCGTGGATTTTCACAAAGCAGAAACTGAAACCCCCGAAATCCTAACCATCTATAACCAACTAGAAGAACCTAGACAAGAGAAAGTCCTCGACTTTGCCAATGCTCAACTTGATGAGCAGGAAAGCTCTAAGGTTGCTTCTATCTTCGAGAAGGTAAGCAATGAAGATTATATCATTGACTACGTCGAGGGACTGGTTGCAGCAGGACATGGAACGCTTCAGGAAGATAATCTACACATGGAAGTCAAGCTCAGAGCTGAAGATGTGCCAGAGGACTACGATACTATCGCTAAGGTTGCTGGTGATAGCATGGAGCCACTCATAGAAGATAATGACTTATTATTTATCAGAGTAGCTAGTCAAATTGATATCAACTCAATCGGCATCTTCCAGATAAACGGTAAGAACTTCGTTAAAAAACTTAAAAGAGATTATGACGGTTCCTGGTACTTGCAAAGTCTGAATAGCGGATACGAAGAAATCCACTTGTCAGAGAACGATGACATCCGAACAATCGGAGAGGTCGTTGATATTTATAAAGTTTAAAAAATTTAGCGGAATTAAGAAAGGAATATAAAATAATGGCTAAATATGTAAGACGTTGTCCAAAATGTGGCAGTGATCAAATTGAATACATGATGCAGGACCGTAAGGGGTTCAATGGTTGTGTTGGGTGCATCGGTTGGATGATTGCATGGCCGTTTGTCCTCCTCGGCCTAGTTGGTAAAAAAGGAAAACACAACTGGCACTGTCGAAACTGTGGCTGTGTCTTTAAGTCCAAGAAATAAAAAAAGCCCCACGCTCTCAAACTTTGGCGAGTCTGAGCGTGAGGCTGGTAATTACAAGAAAGGATTTTCATGGAGATAACCTCGCATGATGTCTTTTCTTGTACCTATTTTATCAAAAAAGAGGTACAAATTCAATGAAAACAACAAATAAAGTAGCTATATACGTCAGGGTGTCTACTACCTCACAAGTTGAGGAAGGATACTCTATCGATGAGCAAAAAGCTAAGCTCTCTAGCTACTGCGATATTAAAGACTGGAATGTCTATAAAATCTATACTGATGGTGGATTTTCAGGAGCAAATACTGACAGACCAGCGCTAGAGGGACTTATCAAAGACGCTAAAAAAAGAAAATTTGACACGGTTCTAGTCTATAAGCTGGACCGTCTTAGCCGTAGTCAAAAAGACACGCTTTACCTGATTGAGGATATTTTCATAAAGAATAATATAGCATTTCTGAGCTTACAAGAAAATTTTGACACCTCTACTCCCTTTGGTAAGGCTATGATTGGGCTCTTGAGCGTCTTTGCTCAGCTAGAAAGGGAGCAAATCAAGGAACGTATGCAGCTTGGGAAAATAGGACGGGCTAAAGCTGGAAAATCTATGATGTGGGCTAGGACGTCGTATGGATACGACTACCACAGAGAGACAGGAACCATTACTGTCAATCCAGCTCAGGCTCTGGCTGTTAAGTTTATCTTTGAGAGTTATCTGAGAGGGAGATCCATTACAAAATTAAGAGATGACCTAAACGAGAAATTTCCCAAAGAAATTGATTGGAGCTATCGGGCGGTCAGAGCCATACTAGATAACCCTGTCTACTGTGGTTTCAATCAGTTCAAGGGAGAAGTTTATCCAGGTAATCATGAGCCAATAATTACAGAGGAAGTTTATAACAAGACAAAGGAAGAACTGAAGATCAGACAAAGGAATGCACTTGAAAATTCTAACCCTCGGCCATTCCAAGCTAAATACATTCTATCTGGTATCGCCCAATGTGGATATTGTGGCGCTCCTTTAAAAATTATATTAGGTGTAAAGAGAAAAGATGGGAGCAGATTTAAAAAATATGAATGCCATCAAAGGCACCCAAGAACGTTGAGAGGTGTGACTACCTACAACGATAACAAGAAATGTGACTCAGGATTTTATTACAAAGATGATCTTGAGGCTTATGTACTGAAAGAAATCAGCAAGTTACAAGATGACGCTGGTTATCTGGACAAAATATTTTCAGGGGACAATGCCGAGACCCTAGACCGCGAGAGCTACAAGAAACAAATAGAGGAGCTATCAAAGAAACTCAGTAGACTAAACGACCTCTACATAGATGATCGCATTACTCTTGAGGAATTACAGAACAAGTCAACTGAATTTATAAGCATGAGGGCGACTCTTGAGACTGAACTAGAAAACGATCCAGCGCTCGGAAAAGACAAAAGAAAGGCAGACATGAGGGAGCTGCTAAACGCTGAAAAAGTATTTTCAATGGACTACGAGGGTCAAAAGGTACTTGTAAGAAATCTTATAAACAAGGTCCAGGTAACAGCTGAGGACATTGTTATCAAGTGGAAAATATAAATAATTTTAGTAACCTACATTTCTACCAAAGTGAAAGCTTTAACCTTGGCTTTTTTTAAATTTGTCATGAGTTTTTTCATTTTAAAAATTTACCTCCATATTT